TTTCAAGGCTTTGCACAGGTGCTGGTAGGTGAACCCTCCCTGCAGAAACTGATCTGCAGTCAAAGGCTCATGAAGCTGGTGCTTGCCGTTCCGCATGGGCGGGGGCGAGCCGTGCTTCATAACGTCCTCAACATATACAATGTTTTGAGGAACGTGTTCCACCTTCGGTCAATTTCCTCAGGTTCCTTTTTGAAGGTCCTGGTGAGTTTTTGCCAGCTTGAGTTGAAGGGTCTCCTGAATACCACACTTAAGTGGTTTCATGCGGACCTCTTCTCACTGGCGACTCTCCAGGACCGTCCTAAGCGCCCTGATGGATGTCCCACATTTCCGTGGTACATCCTTCCAGGCACGCTAGGTAGGTTCCTAAGGCAGGTGGTACGAAAGATCTCAAACGATTTTAAAGGGAGGGGTCCCGTCCCCTCCTCCTCTCTCTATCGGGCTCAGTCACTCCTCTTCGCGAAGAAGGGGTGTTACCCTGTGAGTTCCCGGGAACTTGATTCGGCACTCAAGCAACACCGTCGCGACCTCTGCGACGTCCAATTCGGGGGAAACCCCATCGGAAAGATTTCTTTCGGTGGGGGCCCCCCGGAAGGGGACGCCTCAGGAAGTCGCTTTCGGATGCATGATTACTCGAATCGCCTTCGCCTTTTTGTTCGGGCGCTTCTCTCTGAGAAACGCCAGAAGAAAAGGCCTTTCCGGGTCTCAACAAATGATCCCCTTCCCTCTGTGTCCGCCCACTTTGGGCTTCCCGGACACGGTAAAAAGTACTCCGGCGGTGCCGCCTCCTTTGTCCTAGGACTTTGGAGCGAATCCGTGAAAGAGTCGTTGCAGGGCAAGACTCCTAGCGAAGTACTTCCTTCGGGCTTTTCCTCCCTCTCCTCCTTCGGTTGTAAGAATGCTTTCCCTGAGGTTGATCCTGCTGTTCAAATCTTTGAGCAGAAGATCCATCAGGGATTACTTTCAGAACTTAAGGAGGTGAAGGCGAGCCCGATCGCAATCGCGGAACCCCTCAAGGTCCGGATTGTTACCGCCGGTCCTCCGATTTTGTATTGGCTGGTTAAGCCACTCCAGGAGTATCTCTGGGCTATGCTTCGTTCCTACTCAGACATTTTCTGTCTGATCGGGGAGGAGGCAACTGCCAAGAATACTTTCCTCGAGCTTCAGGAGGGAGAGTCATATATTTCGGGAGACTATAAGCAGTCTACCAATGACCTCAAGCAGTGGGCAAGTTTCGCTGTAGCCGACGAGATTTGTAATGTTCTCAACATCACTGGTCTCGCCCGCCGCTGCGTCATGGCTTCCTTGTTCAATAATACTTTGGTGTATAAGTTCAAGGATGGGAAGGTAGTTTCGGATGTTCAAAAGAACGGTCAACTCATGGGCTCTCCCCTGAGTTTCCCGATCCTTTGCATCGTTAACTATGTCGTTTGCCGCCTCTCCATGGAGAGGGGTGATTGGTCCGAATCCTCTCTACGATACTACGAAACCCGCTTGCGGGTTAACGGGGATGACTGTGTCTTCCCCGGTAGTCAAGCCACATTTAAGGCCTGGACAGAGATAGCCACGGATTTTGGCCTGGTGCCAAGTGAAGGAAAGACCTATGTCTCTCCTCATTGGTACCAGATCAATTCCCGTTGCTTCAATGTCCGACGCCGGGAAACCCGGATTGAATGTTCTCCGGTGGGACTGTATAGCCCTGGATATTTAGTTCCTTTCTCTCCCAAGGGGGGGAAAGTTCGGACTCTCCAGGACCTGCAGGCACTAGCCGAAAACTTTCTTTCTGAGCTTCCCAAGCGTCTTCAAAATGAAGGTCTATTGTGGTTTCTGCGAGCCCATTCCGCCCTCCTAAAAAGAGCGCGGGATCGGTCATACTTCTTGCCGCAATGGCTTGGAGGTCTTGGCCTCCCGATAACCCGATGGGATATCGGGGTCCGACACCGCCATTTAGAAGTAGCAGAGTTTTTACGTCGGAAACGCAAAAACCTACTCGCAGATGATCTTGAAGTAGAGGGTTTTCCTGACTGGTATGAGAGAGGTAGTCGTTTGATGAAGGAGAACAGGTGGATGGTAAAGGCGGCACAGTTGAAAGCCAAACCCGGGGCCTCAGTCCCGGGTACGGTTCACCCTTTGCCCTACATGGAACGTTGTGACGATGTGCGGTTTGCGCAGCCAAAGCTTTGGTTCTGGCTGCGAAACCCGCTATCTCGCCTGGCGTCCACGTCGGTCTTTTGGGATGAAGCCGCACGGCTTGAGACCGTGACCCTTTCTTTACCCACAAGTAGGACACCCTCCGGCCTAACCTATTCCCGCGCTCTAAGATTGAGCAAGGGTATCGGGCATGGTCCGGTGGGTGTGTACTTGACACTCGGGAAATCGCGAAACGAACTAGCGTATGGATTTGCAGAATTCTGCGACGATACGTCAATTCGTCCACGTGGTTTACTGAGAGGGTTTTGGTTAAGGCATATCGACCGTTCAGGTGTTCAAGGAACACCCGAGCAGCCATTATGCCCGCCATCCAAGCTGGGATTGTTAGCTTCCCTAAAATCCCTTCCTTCCCGTTCTCCTCTGGATTTGAGCTTACTCCCTCAGGTCGTTCAACGGCCCTACGGGGTGTTAACTTGTCCAGGATCAGGTCAAGGATCTGAAGAGCCTTTGTCGGCAGACTGTTTCCCTGTGGAATCTCCACTTGGTTATCAGCCGGTCGAAGCCGCCTCGGCAGACGCGCTTGCATGATCTTCGGATTGTGTACAAATGTCG